ATCTATTCCCACCCTACCACCCTTTAAGTTTACCCTCTGGAAATAAATTTGTCAATAGTTATTTTAATAATTTTTTCTGTTTCTTGGCTTAATTTAAAAACCGAGTCGCAGCCTAAGCAAAAGAAGTATGGCTTATCGTCTTCGTCAACTTTTGTTACAACTATATCGCTAGAATCAAATTGGCATTTTATTAAATTGTGAACATTTTCACTTTCAACTAGCCTGTTATAGTAATGAATTTCTTGAATGCTTAACATTCCTTGACCTTCCTCATAAAGTCGTGTACAATACTATTATCTCACAAAAATCAAACAAACAGGAGTTGGACGAAGTCATGTCATTTATCAATGAAAACGGATCGATAACAGATCCATACAAAAATTTTATACATATCTCTAGGTACGCAAGGTGGATGCCAGATAATAATCGTAGAGAAACTTGGGTAGAAACAGTAAGTAGATTTATGAATTTTATGAAAGACCACTTAGTATTAAATTATGGGTACAGCCCAAATTCTAAAATATTTGATGAAGTAAAGGATGCAATTTTAAATCACAAAGTAATGCCTTCAATGAGAGCATTAATGACTGCTGGACCAGCATTAGAACGTGATCATATTGCAGCCTATAACTGCTCATTTATTGCCGTAGACAGCCCTCGTGCATTTGACGAAGCGATGTATATTTTAATGAATGGAACTGGAGTGGGATTCTCTGTAGAGTCAAAATACGTAGATCAACTTCCAGTTATCGCAGAATCTTTTAACCAAACAGCAACAACAATAGTTGTGGAAGATTCAAAACTTGGTTGGGCAAAGGCATTAAAAGAATTAATTGCTTTACTATATCAAGGACAAATTCCAAATTGGGATATGTCAAAAGTAAGACCAGCAGGTGCAAGATTAAAAACATTTGGTGGACGTGCATCTGGACCTGGACCACTTAACGCTTTATTTGTATTTGTAACAGATACATTTAGAAATGCTGCAGGTCGTAAATTAAAATCAGTAGAAGCACATGACATCATGTGTAAGGTTGGAGAAGTGGTAGTAGTAGGTGGAGTACGCCGTTCTGCATTAATATCTCTTTCTAACCTAGATGATTTTGAAATGGCAAAAGCAAAAAGTGGATCATGGTGGGAACAAAATGGACAACGTGCATTAGCAAACAACTCTGCTGTTTATCATGCAAAACCAAGCGTTGCACAATTCCTCCGTGAATGGAGAAATCTATATGAATCTAAGTCTGGAGAACGTGGCATTTACAACATGGACTCTGTTCGCAAACATGTTGAATCATTTGGTCGTAGAGATGCTTCACTTGTTGCAGGTACAAATCCATGTGGAGAAATTATTTTACGTCCTAATGAATTTTGTAATTTAACAGAAGTGGTTATATCTGCAGAAGATACAAGAGAAGATTTGCTAGACAAAGTTAAGATAGCCACAATACTTGGAACCTGGCAATCAACATTGACAGATTTTAAGTACATAAGAAAATCATGGAGAGATAACTGCGAAGAGGAAAGACTACTGGGTGTTTCTTTAACAGGTATCTATGGCAATAAAATAACTTCTACTCCTGGAAAACCATTAGAACAGTTATTGACTGACATGAGAACAGAAGCAGTAAGAGTTAATGAACACGAAGCAAAAAAGTTAAACATTAACCCATCTGCATCAATTACTTGTGTTAAGCCTTCTGGCACTGTAAGTCAATTGGTCGGGGTATCAAGCGGTATTCATCCATGGTATTCAGATTATTATTTAAGAAGTGTTCGTGGCTCTAATAATGATCCACTAACTCAATTCTTAAAAGATTCTGGAGTTCCAAATGAACCAGATGTAATGAAGCCTGATGAAACAACTGTTTTTTATTTTCCTCAAAAGGCTCCAAAGAATGCAGTAGTTACAAAAGATTTAACAGCAATAGATCATCTTGAAATGTGGAAGGCATACAGAACATACTGGACAGAACATAATCCAAGCGTTACTGTAAATGTTCACGAAGATGAATGGTTAAGAGTAGGTGCTTGGGTATTTGACAATTTTGATTCAATCGGAGGCGTATCATTTTTACCAGCAAGCGAACACACATACAAGCAAGCCCCATATCAAGAAATTACAAAAGAGCAATATGAAGAATGGCTAAACAAGATGCCTTCAAATATACAATGGGAAATGCTATCATTTTACGAAAAAGAAGATGGCACCACTGGTACGCAAGAACTTTCATGCGTTGCAGGGGTATGCGAAATAGTAGACATAACTAAATAGCAGCATGCTAAAATAGATTAGAGGTTGCTATGTCACATAATTTCTCTAACATCTATGCTTCCAGAGTATATGCTGAACACCCACTAGCATTATGGGCATTAGATGATGAGGTATATTTTAAATCATTAACTGGTTCTGCTGGACTGCTTGTTTCAACATATACTGAAAACGATGACAATGCAGAATGGATACAGGAATTTGTTACCCCAAAGGGAGTCCCAGTAAAAAATGAGTCTAGAGGGGTTTTAAGAAAAACATCCGCTGCTAGCGTAACCTATAGTTTAATTTCTGATGCAAGAGGTGCAACTCTTACAACTACTTTAGATCCAACAAAAGATACAGTTTGTTTTTCTACATATGTATACGCATATGGATCTTTGATTGATAGTTACGAAATAGGATTTAGATATCCAGATGAATCTGTAGATAAAAAAATATACAACGCAGCCGATCCAGAGACTTGGCAAAAATTAGAAATTACTGCACCAATTTCCATATCAGAATTAAGTTTTACACCTTACGTAAAAATTAACTATCTACCTGGTGGATCAACCAATGACTATGACGTAATGTTTAACGCTATTTCAATAGGCCAATGGTCTGAAACATTTAATCACGATAGTACTGGGGTAATAGGTGAAGAATTAAATGAAAACGATTTAAAAGAAGTATTGGTGACCCAAAATTTTTTAGTGACTCCAGTAGATGCATATGGATTTCAAGACTCAGATAATGGATATGTTTTAATTGAAAATAATAAACTTCTTGCACACAATACCAACTTTCCTATGGTTTATGGATCTGGAAATGTTACAGAAATATCAAGTCCAATTACAGCAGGCTTACCATCTATAGTATTTCCAGGAAAAGGATTTTTAAATAAAAATGGTCAGTACACAAATATCACTGCAGAGTTTTGGCTAAGATTAAATCCTAACTTATTTACACAAACTAAAATATTTGGACCAGTGGCCTCTAGCGATGGACTGTATGTTGATAATGAATTTATGACATTAAAAATAGGAAAGTATATAAAGTCATACTTTGTTGGTAAATGGTATAGACCTATGTTGGTAGACATAAGATATAGTTCTCAAATTGCAAGTGTTTTAATAAATGGAGATGTTGTTATAGAAATAAACATAAATACTTCAGAAATAGACTTTCCTTTAAGAAATTTTGATTGGGTAGGATTTTATGGTCACGAAAATATTACACCATTTCAAATAGATTGTTTTGCATTATATCCATATGTAGTTCCAGATCAAACAGCAAAAAGAAGATTTATATTTGGACAAGCAGTATTAAATTCTGAATTGATATCAAATAACTTTTTAGGTGAAGCAATGGTTGTAGATTTTCCATTTGCAAACTATTCATCAACAATAAATTATCCAGATATGAATAGTTGGAATGCAGGATATTTTAATAACCTAGATGCAAACTCAAGATACTTAGGATTTAAAGAATACTCTTTGCCAGATTTTAAATTTGTTGGAGCAACAGCAACATTTCAAACTCCAGTAAACATTAGAGACTGGACAGACTTTCAACTACAAGCCTGGAGAGATTGGTTAAAACAATCATGGTTGGGGGTAGTAACAGAAGAAGCAACTGATATATTAACAGATAACTACTATGCTCAGGTAACTGGAGAATATCCTTTTATTAAAATTAGACCAAATAACGCATATGCAAACATAAATGGATATTTAGATTTTGATACAATTAATCCAATACCAGATAGAGTAAATTCTATTTATGGAGTTTTTCAAGCACCTCCAACATTAACCTCTACTCCTCAAACAATTATGCATTTTTATAATTCATTGAATAGTAATATATTTAAAGTAACAATAAATAATGAAGGGCTAAAGTATATATATAATGATCAGGTTTTGCAAACAATTGGTGTTGCCGCAAGTGCTAACTTCGCTGCTGGAATAAACATAGATACAATAGCATCAAACTATGCTGGGGTAGTCGGAAACTTCTTTTCAAATCCCCAAAATATATCTATGACTCTTATGGGATATGGAAGCACAAATACATTTTTAGGAAAGATGTTTGGTGTTACATTTAACAATTCTTTCTTTACAAATAAAGACATGTCCTCAATGTTTCAAGCAGATGGATTTGCAACAGTAACAACCCCTCCAGAATCTTTTGAATACGTTGGTGCATATTCATTAAAACCAGTTATAGTTCAAGACGGTCTAATACTAGATGTTTGCTCGGCTGGATATTGGGAAGATTCTATACCGCTATCTTATTTTGGAAAACTAGTCTCAGACAAGTCAGGCCTATCTTATTATGACTTAGACATGATTCAGTTTAATTTAGAATACCCTACTCAAATAATAAGCAATCCTTCTTCTAGCGTTTCGTTTTATGAGGATGCAAACGTTAGAGCATATTTAACATTGCAAGATAAAGATTCGGTAGGAAATGTATCATATTTAACATATACAAATACAGAAGATATAAATAATAAGGTTATTGATTTTGATAATACTACAGACGTAATAAACACGAAATTTGAAATTACCGATGGAACTATTATATTTCCACCTAAAGAACTTGTTGATTTTTCTGACTACTACTTAACTATACATTTAGAAGTAATATCTAAAGGCGTTAACAGTAAACCCATTAAAATAAAAAGAATGTCTCTATCATCAATAGCATCTGACTCAAATTCTTTCTTTAAAATAGGAACTAGAACTGGAAATAGCATATATCCTATATCGAGGTATAACAATACTTATGCCTACAAAGAAAAGAACCCTTTTGCAATATACAAAGACTCAACCCCATACCTATACCTAACTGGAGATTCTGGGGTAGGAATATTGCCATATGAATCTAATAATGTTAGAGCACTTTCTATTCCTATAAACTATAAACAATCTCCAGAATTTATATTTGGCGGATTTCAAGTATGGGCTATGTATAACAAAGATTTAACTATAAATGAAACCAAGAATATAATGAGAGTCAATACTGAAGATAGAAAATATGACTTTGTATTACAGCCACTAGATAGTGGAAAAAGAGGAATTATAAAGGTTTATGATTCAGAAACTGGCTTAGAGGATACCAGTACAGTATTTTATCAAAATGGTAACCTAATAAGAAATCCAATCATCTACCCGTTAGTGTGGTCCTCAATAGTAGTTTCTTTTGGACAAAACATTAACCTTAATTCAACCATTGGACAATTAGAACTTTATGAGGGTATGTTATACAACAATATATCTTCCTTTAGAAAGTCAAGTGAGATCCTAGGACAATCAATAGATGCTAGGACATGGCAAGAGGTTAGACAGACAGAATATTTAGATAACGATGAAATAGTTATTGTAGACTTTCAGTGGGAAGACTGGTACCCATTCTTATGGGACGATGTGTATTCAATAAACTCTATTCTTACATTTTCACTAGACGGATCTTCAATAACTAAGTCATATTTAGGTGTTTCTAGTATAGTTTCAGATGATTCTTCTACAATATCATTAAACTCAGAAGGTGTAGATATAATTTCTGACGTTGTGTGGTCAACAACATTTGCAAAACCAGTATAATATGGTATACTTGTGTACATGAATCCAAGAAAATTAAAAAATAATGGCAAGCCAAAGATGACTGTCATAGAAAAAAAGTCAGACTGGGGCATATATGTATGGATGTGCGACTTGGATAACAAACCATTTGGAGACGGTCAAGGAAATATAATGAATATTCCTGGAAGACCTTTTGATATAGAAAAAATGTCAAAAATTAAAAAAGCAGCAGAGCATTATGGTGCACCTGCTGGAAGAGTAGAGTTTATGGCTGGTGTGACAAGGGTCACAGATGAAGAACATAAAGAACAAATAGACAGAATGAAAGAAGGGTTAATTCCTTCTGAAACTGACATAGGTGCATGGATGCTAGCACAAGAAGGGTTGAAAAAGAATGGAAGATAACGAAACCATTGCAAGAATTGACAATTTAGACAAGATGGAAAAAAGAGAAAAAGAAGATCCATTTGGTATAGATGTAGAATTAATTAAATCATATGATGGCATGAGTAACAACTTTAAAAGAAGAATGTCTAGAAGTTTAAATAAAGCCTTTACTGGAGTAGATGGAACAAAATCAAAACAACTATTTCCAGAAATGGATATGGTTACAGCATACGGACTGTTTGATGTTGTGCTTCCTCCATACAATTTAGATGAACTTGCTTATTTTTATGAAAACTCTTTTGCTAATCACGCCGCAATTGCAGCCAAAGTTTCTAATATAGTTGGACTAGGATATTCATTTGAAGTTACAGATATGACTATGGCAAGACTAGAAGAAGCCGAATCAGATGAACAATTAATGAGGGCACAAAGAAAAATTCAAAGAACAAAGGCTCAGTTGACAGATTGGCTAGAAGGTCTAAATGATGAAGATACATTTACACATGTATTAGAAAAAGTTTATACAGATGTTGAAACTGTTGGAAACGGATATATTGAAATTGGAAGAAAAGTAAATGGTGACATAGGTTACATTGGACATATTCCAGCAACCACTATTCGTGTTCGCCGTATGCGTGATGGATATATTCAAATTGTAAATCAAAAGGTTGTATATTTTAGAAACTTTCAAGAAACAAGAAACATAAATCCAGTAACTACAGATTCAAGACCAAACGAATTAATACACATTAAAAAATATTCTCCAAAGAACTCATACTATGGAGTTCCAGATACAGTTGCCTCTGCAACCTCAATGGTTGGAAACGAATTGGCTGCTAAATACAACGTAGACTACTTCGAGAATAAGGCAGTACCTAGATATATTGCAGTAGTAAAGGGTGCCAAGTTAAGTTCTGACGCAGAAGATAAGTTCTTTAGATTTATGCAATCTGGACTTCGTGGTCAAAACCATAGAACTTTATATATTCCATTACCTGGAGATGGACCAGACAACAAGGTTGACTTTAAACTAGAACCTATTGAAAATGGAATTCAGGACGGATCTTTTGATAGATACCGTAAAGCAAACAGAGATGATATTCTCATGGCTCACCAGGTTCCATATTCAAAAGTAGGTGGAGGTGCTGGAGTATCTATAGCCTCAGCATTGGTTGCTGATAGAACATTTAAAGAGCAAGTGGCAAGACCAGCACAAAGAAACCTAGAGAAGACAATAAACAAGATTGTTAAAGAAAAGACAGACATGCTGTCTTTAAAGTTTAACGAACTAACTCTAACTGACGAACAAACCCAAAGTCAGATAGACGAGAGGTATTTGAGAATGCAAGTTTTGGTTCCAAACGAAGTTCGTGAAAAATTGGGATATCCCGTAAGACCTGGAGGATCAGATCCAGTTTTACTAGGAGCACAGGCTAGAGCAGAACAAACAGCCCAAGCGACTGGTAATAGAAACAGAGACCAAGAGAGGACTAATAACGCCTCAGACTCTGCTTCAACTACAACTGGAAGAAATGCTCAAGGCGAGGGTAGATCTCAGCAATAAGTGTTATAATATTGTAAATACCTTATAAACACTTATTATAATAGAGGTAGTATGACTAATTTAAACAAAGCATTTTGGCACTCAGAAGATAATTCTATTAAATTATCAATGCCCATTGCTAAAGTCAATAAAGAAAAAAGAATGGTTTCAGGCTTTGCCACTTTAGACAATCTAGATAAGCAATCAGATATAGTTCCTACAGATGTTAGCGTAAAAGCATTCGAAAGATTCCGTGGCAACCTTCGTGAGATGCATATGCCTATTGCCGTGGGTAGAGTAGTATCATTTAAATCTGAAAAATACTACGACAAAGAAGAAGATAAATTTTATAATGGGGTGTATGTAGATGCTTATATTTCTAAAGGTGCTCAAGATACTTGGGAAAAAGTTCTTGATGGCACTCTTTCTGGTTTCTCTATTGGTGGTTCTATCAAAGACTCTGAACAAATTTATAATGCCGAAATGGATAAGGCAGTTCGTGTTATTAAGGACTATGACTTAAGCGAACTATCATTGGTAGATAATCCAGCAAATCAATTTGCAAATATTGTATCCATTGAAAAAATGGAAAATGGTGAAAATAAAATCGATGGTATCATTAGTAAAGTAGATCTTGAAAATGTTTATTGGTGCGATTCAGATTCACTAATTAGACTTTCTAAAGAAGAAGATTCAACATGTCCATCATGTGACAAACATATGTCAAATATAGGATTTGTTGAATCAAATGATACTGAAAAGAATTCTGTGATAAAAGATTTATTGAAGTCACAGAAAATTGGACTTGGTGAAAAATTAGCCAAGGCTGAAAATCCTGATAAGGAGGGGAATATTATGGCAAATGAAAATGTTGAAGTTGTAAAGGCTGATGAAGTCGTTGCAGCAGAAGAAAACATTGTAAAGTCTGAGGGCGAATCAGCACCTGCAGAAGCAGCACCTGCTGAAGAAGCAGCACCTGCAGAAGCAGCACCTGCCGAAGAAGCAGCACCTGCTGAAGAAGCAGCACCTGCTGAAGAAGCAGCACCTGCTGAAGAAGCAAAAGCAGAAGATGCCCCAGCAGAAGATGCCGCCACTCCTGCTAATGAAAGCAAAGAAGCAGAATTAGCAAAGGCTGTTGATACAGTACAAGAATCTGTTGATGAGGTTCAAAATACAGTTGCTTCAGCACTTGGAGATCTCGTGGCAACAGTAAAGTCACTAAATGAAACAGTGGCTTCATTAAAGAAAGACATTGCATCCGCACAAGAGGAATTAAAAGGAATTAAAGGCAATGTAGAAGAGTTTGGAAAGCGTGTTGACTCACTAGAAGATGACACTGCTATCCGTAAGTCTGGCGACCTTGGCGGTGTCGTTCAGGAAACAAAAATAACAAAAAAATCGATGTGGGGCGGGCGTTTCCTCAATTCCGCTGACCTATATCGTTAATTCACTGGGAGGTGAAAATATTATGTCAGAAGAAATTTTAGAAAAGGCTGCAGCAACTGGTTCCATCGTATCTGGTGGAATTGGCGGAGTATCAACTCCTGCAGCAGGTGATTTAGGTGTAGCAGGTGCCGCTGGTAATGATGGTGGTATCCTTGCTCCTGAACAATCACGCCAATTTATCGAATACATTTTCGAACAACAAGTTTTGGCCCGTGATGGTCGCAGAGTAACAATGCGAGCAAACGCAGCAGAACTTGAAAAACTTAATGTAGGAGAACGTGTAATTCGTGCTGCAGCACAAGCAGACGCAACATACACAAATGCTGGTGTTACATTCACAAAAGTCGAACTTTCTACAAAGAAAATTCGTCTTGACTGGGAAGTATCAACTGAAGCACTAGAAGATAACTTAGAAGGTGCAGGATTAGAAGATCATTTAGTTCGTACAATGACTCGTGCATTTGCAAACGATCTAGAAGATCTAGCAATCAACGGAACTGGATCAGGTTCCAACGCTTTCTTAAACATCTTGGAAGGCTTTGTTGCAAAAGAAAATACTTCAACAAACACTGCAACATTTGGTACAGATATCGAAGATTTGCAAGCACTCGTATTAGCAATGCCACGTAAATATCGTGCATCCCGTGCTAACATGAAGTTCTACGCAGATACAGAAACAGTATCAAATATCATCAACGGACTAGGCTCCTCAGGTAACTTGAACAGCGAAAGAATCGTTGAAAGAGTTATCGGTGGAACAGAACCACAAGTAGTTGGTGCTCCAATTGCTTACCGATTGGAAGTTCCTTTGATGCCAGCAAACCGTGTTGTTTTGACATTCCCAGAAAACCGTATTTGGGGATTCCAAAGAGACATCACAGTTCATCGTGAATTCCAACCTAAGAAAGACACTGTAGAATATACAGTATTCTTACGTTTCGGTGTTCAAATCGAAGAAACTGATGCAGTCGCACGTACAGCATAATTTGCTTACAAATTATAGAGGGGGGCAGCAATGTTCCCCTCTTATTTTTTTATATAAATGATATAATATTTTAGAGGTGCACATGGAATTATTAAGATTAGAAAATACAACTTCTTTATCTGCATCCTTTTCTGGATTAACAGCAAGTGCATCTTATACATTAGAATTAGATGATTTATTAACAGGGACTGCATATTCAGCAAGTGCTACAGCAAATGGATCTGGAACAGTATCATTTTCTATGCCAAGCCACTATTTAACCTATACTGGATCTTTAGCAGCATCAGTAAAAAATTCATCAGGAGATACAGTAATAATTACCAACGTAGATGTTGTAAGGCCATACGCAAACCCATCAACAATTGCCTCAGCATTGTCTATTAAAACATCAGAGGCTATAGAATACGAAAGATTAGCAAGATACATCATAGATTCACACACATCTGGCTTCTCATTTGTTAGAAAAGAAAAAGAAGTTATAGGGTCTGGAACAGATGAATTAATGATAGACGAACCTATATATAGACTATATAAACTATATGAAAATGAAGAATTGATGTACGACTCTTCTTCACAAAATAACGAATCAGATTATAAAATTAACAAACAACTAAATGCAATTGTTCTAGATGTTACAGATGGATCAAATAGAATTAATTATCCAAAGGTGTGGAGGGATAGATATTTAGATATAGACTTTTTTGAAGGATACGAATATCTAATAGATGGAGATTTTGGATATGTAGTAATTCCTCAAGACATTAAAGATGCCTCAGAACTATTAATCCAAGATATGGTACAAGGAAACTTAAAGTATATTAATAAATACATAGAGTCTTTTGATAATGATGATTTCAAGATTAAGTTTGTCAAAGGTGCTTCAGAAAGCACAGGAAATAAGGTAGTAGACAGAATATTGGAGAAATATCAAAGGTCATTCCGTGTTGGGGTACTATAATGATCTCCACTATTGGATTAGCAGATATTTACTATCCCATGACTGCAGAAATATATTATGCAGAAAATAAACAAGATGAACTAGGTGTAATTCAAAAAACTTGGGTATTTGATAGAGTTGTAAAATGCTCAGCAATATCTTCAATGTCAGATAAAACACTTACTGGAGAATTAAAAAACTCTGGTCCAATATTTCAATATAACTCTGACGTACTATTTAGAACTAATGAAAATATTCAAAAAAAGAAAAATGGTACAGTTTTTCCTATAACAGAAATACTTATAACAAATATAAAAGACTCAGCAGGAACCACCGTATGGCTAGAAAAAAACAACAAGTCTACACAGTATGAAATAAGAACGTTGGCACCATCATATAATGCATTTCACGAGGTAGAGTTTTATAGAGGATATATTGCCAGATCAGGTAAACAAATAGAGGTGCTTTACTAATGTCTTCTATTGGAGTTAAATTTAACGCAACTAATCTAAATAAAACAGTAACTAATTTAATAAGATATTCAAATGGATTTTTAACTGAAACAAAACAAAGTAAAGGAAAGATTGCTAAACACATGGCATCAAATAGTGTTGAGGTTTTTTATCAATATCTAGATAGCGTTGCCAGACTACACCCAGATATGTTGCATCATATATATGAGTGGGGTAATGTAGGTAGTCCATATCAAAGATTAGTAGAATTGAATATATCATTAGGAAAAGAAAATGCTATGATTTATGCAGACTTTTTAGAATCTACAAGTATTCCAGAAAATGGAACAGAGCCTTTCTATAATAAAGCAGAAGTCATGGAAAGCGGAGAATCTGTAACAGTAAACGAAAAGGATGCACAAGCATTGTTTTTTGAAATAGATGGAGTTGAGTATTTTAGAAAAGGACCTATAACAATACAAAATCCTGGTGGAGAGGCAGTCAGAGGATCTTTTGTAAAAACATTTAATGAATTTTATGGCTCATACTTTTCGCAGGTGTATTTGAGATCTATTAAGTTTTATGAACACTTTAGAAACCCAAAGCCATATGTAAGAAATTTAAGATCTGCAGTTAAAAGTGGAAATGCAGCAGCAGCAGGCAAGGCTTCTGCTATACAATGGATAAACTCAATTCCTGGAGATGATTCTTATGGCGTATAGTGCTGCTAGCGTAATGCTGTTAAATCCTACCGCAAACATCTTAAAGTATGCTTTTGAAGAAATTATTCAATTACCTGAGTTTGAATATCTTAATAATATAATTGATGAAAACGGACAAAGAATTCAGCCAATCGTACCTCAAACAATAGTAAACTCTGGAGCATCATTTTTATCATTTGATACAGTAACTAACCCAAGTCAGGTTTCTATAGTGCATGATGAGTTTATTAAACAAAGAAGCGGATCTATGAAATATTTTTATCCAATCAAAGGAGTTCAATCTAGGGTAAAAATAAGCCACGGAACCTTATCAGACCTTATGGCCTTAAAGTATAAATTTTTAGAGATTATAGATAGAGAAGATGCCGCTGCAGAAGATATTAACGCTTGGATGAAGGATCAGTATGGGGGTAGTCAAAAGATATACTTCCATTGTATAAATGCTTATGAAACTACATATATGACAGATGCTACTAATTTAGATGATCAAAGGAACGTATTCTCTGGAGACATCATAATAAAGGCAGATTATCATACAGTCTCAGATTATCTATAAAATAGATTTATAATTGTATTGAGGAACGCCCCCACTATAAACTAATAGAGGAGGGAAATATGGCTTATACTCGTGGAGATTCTAAAAAGATTATCGTAGGTGCCGCCGCACTATTCATTGGTGATTATTCACTAGAATGGTACGATGGTGTTTCTGCGTATAGATTTTCTGCCGCAGCAGCAAGTGCAAACGGTGCTCCAGCATTCGTAAGTGCAACAAGTTACAAAGAAACTTTGTCATCTGATGCATACTGGACAAACGTTGGCTACACCATGAATGGTTTGGAACTACAATTCCAACCAGACTTTGGTGAAGTGCAAGTTGATCAATTACTAGACGTTGCTCGTTTATTCAAACAAGGAATGACAGTAAGTTTGGTAACTGCTTTCGGCGAAGCATCTTTAGAAAACCTAGTAACAGCAATCGCAGCAGACGATGCAGACCTATCTGGTTCTTCAGCAACATCAGCAGGAGAAACTCTTGAATTGATGTCTGGAGATATTGGTGACGTACCATTGGAACGTGCAATGATTGCAGTTGGTCCAGGAACTGGAGATCCAAATGCTTCTAAAGAACGTGTATACGTTGCAAACCGTGCACTTTCAATTGAAAACGTAACAGTTTCTGCAAAACGTGACACACCTTCAATGTTCGAAGTAACATTCCGCTTGCTCTCAGCAGCAAACGGATCTTACGGAAAGATCGTTGATCGCACAGTCTAACAAGACAAATTCATAAACACTTAGCCCATCCCCTTTTCGGGGGGTGGGTTTTGTGCTATAATTTTTATAAGAGTCTTAAGGAGGCTTTGAATGGCAACAAGTGTTTATGAAACTGTTGAAGTTGAATTAGAAAACGGTACTAAACTTACAATGAAACCTTTAAAAATTACTCTACTTAGAGAATTTATGAAAGAGTTTCAAAAGATACAAGATCCAAAAATTGCAGAAGATAATATTAAATCTATGGATTTATTAGTATCATGTGCAGCGATAGCAATGAAACAATACAGTCCAGAATTGGCTGAAAAAGAAAAACTAGAAGAAATCATTGATTTACCTACAGTTTATAAAGTAATTGAAGTAGCGGCTGGTATTAAGTTGAACGACCCAAACGCACTAGCAGCGGCTCTAGTTGGGACGAACTAGATCTCGCTGAGATAGAATCCAAAGTATTTCTTCTGGGCTTCTGGAAGAATTACGAGGAGATGGAAAACTCTATATCAATACCTGAGTTGGTTGCGATAATAGAAGCAAAGAATAAACAAGAGTACGAAGAAAGAAAATTCTTTGCTGCAATACAAGGTGTAGATATGGATAAACAAAACTCGTCCGAAGGTCAAGAGGCTTGGGAAAGAATAAAAGCCAAAGCCTTTAGTGGTGGTAAAACCACAAGTCCAGACGATATAGTATCACTTAGTGGTACTGCAGCCAAAAAGGCTGGATTTGGTATCGGAGAAGGACTAGACTACGAGGTGATTGATTAGTGGCTGAAGTTGTTAAAACGATAGTTGATATCGAGATTAACACTGGCAATGCAGCAAGTCAACTTAAAGCATTACAACAACAAATAAATGCTTTTAATCTTGCTATTAATAAAGGTAATACCTTTCAAACTGCCGCAGTTGCTAAGTACACATCTGAATTAAAAGATGTAATTAATTCAAGTAGATTCTTTACTGCAGAAACAGTAAGGATGAGTACTGCTGCAAAAACATTAGACAATACCTTGAAAAAGGGTCAGTCTACTTTAGGTAATTTTTTTAGTGCTAGATTTAATAAAAATAGTGCATTGTTTGCAGAGACTATGTCTTTGGCTGCAGAACGTGCCAGAACTCTACAAACTCAGTTTGTCGCTATGTCTGGATCTGCAAAGGGTATGCAGGAAGCCCTTGCCATCAGACCTTTGGCAGCGTTTAATTCTGAATTATCCATAGCAACACAAAGATCTCAAATTTTAAGTTCCATGTTTAGACAAGGAACAACACACTTAATTAACTTTGGTAAGAACGTTCAATGGGCTGGACGACAACTTATGGTAGGTTTTACCTTACCATTAACATCTTTTGGAATGGTTGCAGGTAGAACATTTGCAGATTTAGAAAAACAATTAGTATCGTTTAAGAAAGTTTATGGAGATATTTTTACAACTCCAGCAGAATTGCAAGGAAACCTAGATGCAGTAATGGCTCTAGGTAAAGAATATACTAAATATGGAATTGCAGTAAAAGATACAGTAGGTCTAGCAGCACAAGCAGCAGCCGCTGGTCGTAGAAACAAAGATTTAACAGATGCAGTAAGCGAAGCAACTAGATTATCAACACTTGGTCAAATTGATCAAAACGAAGCATTAAAAACCACAATAGCATTACAGAGTGCTTTTAAATTATCTGGAGAAGACTTAACAGAAGCAATTAACTTTTTAAACATTGTTGAAAACCAAACAGTTGTAAGTTTGCAAGACTTATCAGCAGCAATTCCTCGTGTAGCACCAGTAATTGTAGGTTTGGGTGGAGATGTTAAAGACTTAGCAGTATTCTTGGCTGCAATGCAAGAAGGTGGAGTTTCTGCAGAACAGGGTGCTAACGCATTAAAGTCAGGTCTTGGATCTTTGATTAATCCTACTAGAGAAGCAAAAGATATGCTTGCAGGATTTAACATTAATTTACAAGGAATAGTTGACGCTAACCGTGGAGACTTAATGGGTACCGTAATGGCTGTAAGTAAGGCACTATCTACATTAGATGAATTTTCAAGACAACAGGCATTAGAAACAATATTTGGTAAGTATCAGTATGCAAGATTGGGTGCTCTATTTGATAATATTACGAGACAAGGATCTCAAGCACAGCAAGTAATAGATACTATGGCATTTAGTACAGAACAGATGGCTCAGTCAGCAGATCGAGAATTAAAAACAATTGAAGAGTCTTTTGGGGTACAGTTAAGAGCAGCAGTTGAACAATTTAAATTAGCAATTGCTCCAATAGGACAAATGTTCTTACAAATGGCAATACCAGTAGTTAATTTCTTTACAAAAATTGTAGAAGGATTTAATAATTTACCAGACTTTGCCAAAAGGTTTGCAGCATTTGCAACTATAATTACTGGATTATTAATTCCAGCAGGAACTATGTTCTTTGGTCTATTAATGAACTTAAGTGGTACATTGGCCAAGTTATTACAGTCAGTAGGAATATTTACTAAGGGTGCCTTAAAGGGTGGTATCGTAGGTGGAATTCAAGCAGTAACACAATCAATGAAGTATATGTCATTAGAAGAATTAGATTCTGCCATTGCAGCAAGACAATTAGGTAATGCAACTATGACTGTAAACGATGCACTAAGACAGCAAATCTTAGCGGCAGAGGGAGCACAAGTTGCAATAAATGACTTAGCATCAGTGTATTCTCATTTAATAAACAGAATGGCCGAAGCCGCAGCAATATCTAAATTTACACTTGGTGCCCCAGGTGCAGCAATGCAAATGGCAAAAACAAGAAATATTAAGGGAGGATTCCCTCAAAAGTTTGCAAGCGGTGGCTTAGTTCCAGGATCAGGAAACAAGGATACTGTTCCCGCAATGCTTACACCAGGAGAGTTTGTAGTTAAAAAAGATGTTACTAGTTCAATAGGCGTAGACTTTTTAAGAAGATTAAATGGTGGAACAGTAAATAAATATCAAAATGGAGGAAGTGCCTTTGATAGATTTGCTGCACAGCAAATGGAAAGTGGCAACAGATATCAGGATATAGTTAGAGGAACTTTTTCTGGAGGAACTGGAACCTATACTGAAAGACTATTGCCAGGAACACAAAATTTATTATCTAATGCAGTATATGCTGTTGAACCTAAATATAATCAAGCGTTTAATGGAGAAAAAAGATTTGCGGGTGGATATGGTGTACCAGTAGGATCTATTAAATCTATATTATCTTCAAAGGGTAGAGTATATAATCCTTATGCATACTTAGATGAATATTCTAGAAGAACTGGAATAGTTTATAATAAACAACAACATGCCTCAGCATTAATTTCTCAAATACAAGAAATGGCATCAAAAGCAAAACCTGGACAAAAGGTAAGAATTGTTGATGGTGCAAGTGCTATGGCTAAAGCAATGTCAAAAGATCCTTCAGCCTTTTACATTAGATTAGATGAAGTATTTCAATCAAATAGAGTTCAATCATCTTTACCTAATAGTTTGTTAGATGTTTTAAAAACCACAAGTACAGCAAGAGGTAAAGAAAAATTAAAAGGAACTGGCATAATAAAGCCAGCAAATACAAAACCATTAAGTCAAAGACAGCAACAGGCATTAGGACAATTATTTGTTCCATCATATATGGGATTAAGACAAAGTAAGAGTAATTCAAATATTGTAGCAGCAATGCAAAGAAATCTTGCTAAAAGAGGAATCAAATTTCAAGCGGCACACTTTTTTGCAGATGGCGGAACTGTACCTTCTTTATTAACCCCAGGAGAATTTGTTGTAAACAAAAATGCTGCTGAAAAAAATAGAGGATTCTTACAGGCATTAAATTCAGGAATGATTAGTAAATTCCAAGATGGTGGAGATGTTGCAACTCAACAAGCAACTGGAACTAGATCAGCATTTAGAAATGTTGTTGGTAGAGTAGGAGCGTTTGGCGGTGCAGCATCAATTGCTGGTGCTACAGGATTAATGGTCGCTGGTCCACTATTAGCACAAAGTTCTAATGCATTTGCCTCATCAATAGGAAACTTTATTAACTCTATGCAACCAGCAATATTTGGACTATCAATGGTTGCACCATATTTTCCAAAACTAGCAAAAGCACTAGGTGGTCCAGTTGGTGTTGGGGTAGTGGCAGGTATTGCAGCATTGGGAATAACTACATACAAAGTAATACAACAAATGAATCAAATGAGAGATTCTGGTGCAGCGTTAACTAGAGCAATGTACGGCTCTTCAAAATCAGTTGAAAGCATAGCGTCTGCATTTGGAGTGCAAACAGCAACTCAAAAGGTTACTTCCGTATTGTCCCAAAGAGTTGGAGGGGCAGTAAGCACACAAACACAACAAGAATCTGATCAGTTTATACAAACAGATGCTGGAAAACAAATCCTAGCAGATCTTGAAAGAGTAAAAAGTTCAGGTGGAGATACAATAGTTGCATTAAGAAATCAACTTACTAGAAGTATTATGGCTGGAGCACTAACGCCAGAACAAGCAAGAGGTGTTGCAATATCAATTGGTAATGCTTTGAATGATCAAAATTTGGCAATAGATGTTTCTGCACAAATTAGACAATTGGTTGGCGTCAATGGAGAATTAATTCAAGGTAACAGAATTAAAATTTTAGGAGAAATTACTCCAAAGATTAATTTAGAAGAAGTAAGAGCAACTGCAGAACAGCAATATGCTCAACAAACTTCAGGGTTCTTTGGAAAAATAGGTGCATTATTTACTGAAAAGGACGCAGAAATAAATAGAATATCTCTTGCAACTATTTCTGAACAAACTCAACAAGCAATGAAAATACAAGCAGAATCAGTAGATATGGCAAAGTTAGCAGTAATTGAAGGAAGAATGAGTTTAGAAGAATATAATTTGGAAGTAGAAAGACTTGCAAGAATAACTTCTGGTGCAGCAGTAGAAGGATTAGATGCTTTAGCAAAACAACTTGGCGTTACAAAAGGTGAA